CATTTTTCAATCATAGGAAAACATAACATAAATGATGTTTTATTTTTATCTTCAAACTTAAAAAATCCATATCATAAACTAATTTTAGCAACCAATAAACCAAGTCAAGACTCAAAAAACGTAGATAATGTTATAATAGTTGATAATTACTATGATGCAATACCTCTTATTAATAACAGTGTTGTAAGTACGTTATCATTTGTTTATATCAATGAACCATCTTTAACTACAACAGAAATGAGTTATTTAATAGATTCAGTATTTCGTTTATTAGTCTCTGGTGGTATTATTGTTATAGAAAATAAAGATGTAACACCACAAGATTATTTAAATCATATTACAAATTCATCAATGGCAGGCGTTGAATGGTTTATTAGAAGAAATCTCACCAAAATACAAGTATTAAATTTTTTAAATAAAATTATTATTCTTAAATTATAATAAATGCTAAAAAACGATTTAATAGAAACAATACACGAAAATTTAGATATTCCCAAATCTGTGCTTAGAAAATATAAAAAACAACAACTTGTAGATATTAGTCAAGGAAATATGTTCCCAGATATCAATGTAGATAAGGTTTGCACAGCGAGAAAAAGTAGTTCATACCCAAATCGATATAAAAAAACTGAATTGTTAAGTTTGGCTTATAACGAAGGACATTCTAAAAAAGACGTAATAAATTTTACTATCCCAGAATTATGTGATTTATTAAATATTCCCTTTATAAATATACCAGCAAAACCTAAAAAATCCGTTAGAAAATCTTCTAAACGCAAATCAATTAGAAAATCTTCTAAACGCAAATCAATTAGAAAATCTTTTTCTAAATCAGATAGAAGTTGTATTGCTAGAAGTAAATTACCTTTAAAACAACATCAAAAAATTGCTGTTGAATTTATTAAAAATCATAGAGGACTAGTTGCTGTACATGATGTTGGTAGTGGTAAAACGTTAACAGCGGTAACCATAAGTCAGTGTTATTTAGATGCAAACCCAAATAATTCAGTCATTGTCGTTACACCTACAAGTCTTCAGGAAAACTTTAAAAAAGAAATGATTGCTTATGGTGCAAGTCTTACTGATAATTATAAATTCTACACAATTACAGGATTTTATAACGCATCTGCAAAAGGAAAAGTAAATTGTAAAAAATCGCTTCTCATAATAGATGAAGCACATAATTTAAGAACTGAAGTGAATGTTGCAGATGATTATGACATAACAAAAAAGAAGAAACCTGTAGTTCAAGATAGATACGATGATGACGAAGAAAAAAAGAAAAAACCCAAAGAAACAGGATTACATTCTCTTGCACTTTTAAATTGTGCTAAAAAAGCTGATAAAGTATTGCTTTTAACTGCAACACCAATGGTTAACGGACCAAAGGATTTAATAAATCTTATAAATATGGTTAATGGAAAAACGGATAGAATGAGTAATATTAAACAGATACTAAGCGACCCAAGTAGTCGAGATTTTCGTGATACGTTTGGATGCAGATTCTCATTTTTCAAACCTGATGATTCTTCAAAAAAAAATGATTATCCAAAAGCTAGATATCATGATGAGTTTATTACTATGGATTTTAATTATTATAGAAAGTATCTCGATATTGAGGGAAATTTCGATAGTACAAATTTATTTGGAGGGAAAAATCAAGAACTTAATTTAAAAGCATTTTACAATGGTGTAAGACGCGCTAGTAATGCAATAGAAAAGGAACAATCACCTAAAGTTAATTGGATCCTGGATATGGTAGAAAAACACAAAAAATCTAAATTCGTTGTATTTTCTCACTTTTTAGAATCTGGACTTAATTTATTAATGAAACGTTTAGATAAATTAAAAGTATCATATAAATACATTTCTGGTAGCCTATCTATACAAAGAAGAAAAGAAGCGGTTGACGCTTATAACTCTGACAAAGTACGTGTGCTTCTTATTAGCAAAGCTGGTGGTGAAGGTCTTGATTTAAAAGGTACACGATATGTTATCTTAATGGAACCTTCATGGAACGATACAACACAACGTCAGGTTATTGGTCGTGGAGTTCGTTTTAGGAGCCACTCGCATTTACCAGAAGATAAACGTGTTGTAGATATTTATAAACTTTATATGATTAAACCTGAAGAAACAATAAATCTTAAAACGTATTTGGCCCAAAAAACCGTAAAATTAGATACTGGTGATAAATTATCTGTTGATTTGTTCTTAAAAAATCACGCTGAACGAAAAGAATTTGAAATTAATGATGTTTTAGCGAATCTCAAGAGTGTTAGTATTGAAAATATGCGTTGTTAATTAAAATGGTTAGTTCCATTTTAATTAAAAAATGATTTAACACAAGATACTTTATAATCATTACCATCATCTGTTGAAATCGTTGGAATAGCTATCGTCCATTCATCATGTCTACATACAGGACACCTCATTTTATTCTCCATATTTTCACCAATCATATAACGAAATTTTGACTTTGCTGCGTGCAATAAATTAATATAATATTTTTTAATATTTTCAAACATACAAGAAGCGTGAAACATATGACCACAAGATGACACGTGGACACAAGAATCTAGTTCAAATTGTTCCATACAAAAAGCACAACAATTAGAAAACATATCTTCATCAAATTTTAAATTAAATTTTTTAAATTCTTCATTTGCTATTAAGGTTTCAAGTGTTATTACTTTGGGTTTTAAGTAATTGCATAACATTAAATCGTTACCTTCTAATACAAATCGTGCTATCTTATTATAAGTCTCTTGTTTAAATATACTTGAAAATAAGTCTGATTTTTTAAATACCATTAGTTTCCTCTGTTTATCAATGAACATACTTTCATTATAAAAATCTCCACCACTTGTATGACTAGGAACATTCGTTATGAAATGTTTATAACAGCTTATGCTTTCTATCATTGAAACGATCGTATGTTCAGTATAATTTTTAATGGATGTGAAATTTTCCGAAAAAATACCAATTTTCATATCATCACATCCATTTGATGCTACAAAAATATTTCTTGCTAAATTGCTTGGTGTAATTTTTAAAGTTTTAAATGACTGTACAAAAATAATATCTAATTTCAAATATAATTGTTCAAATTTTTTCAGTATAAATTTATTTATATGAGACATCATTTTATCATCAATGCATTCATTAAAAATTGGAATGTTGTAACTAATTATATTATTAATACCTCTCATGTGCATAAAAGTATGATAATCATCTGAACTTACCCTTTTTGGTTTGCTATGGAAAAACTCATGTATCATTTTTAAAACCAAATCTTCATGATGAGTATCGCATTCTATCATTATATCCCAATCTCTCACTTTTGAATATGTTTTCTCACCTTTTATTATTGTATGTAAGTAATTGTAATTTTCACCTTTACATCCCCCTAATATTTTCTTTGCTAAAACTAACCCTGTACTTCCTATTATCCTTAAAGAACAATCTTTACGAATTCCTGCTAATGAAATGTTGGTATGCAAGTGGTCAATGAATCCTGATAAAATATTAAATAAAAGTTCATCATATTCTCCTGCCAAATATTCATATTTCTGAACTTCAATTGAACTTGACATTTCTTATTTTTAAATCATAATTAAAATTAATTATATCAATTTTAATTATTTATATTTACTTTCCAACCATATTTATTTAATATTTCAGTATTTAATAATGTTAAATCTGGAGTTATCTTCTTTAAAATATCTAATTCCTTTTCTAAACTTATATTTTTTACATTCCATCTTGATTTTTTTACTTTTTTAGGTTGCTGAAAGATTGGTTTAGATTGTTGTTGAATAGTTGGTTTAATATTCCATCTTGATTTTTTAACTTTTTTAGGTTGCTGAACTACTATTTTAGGTTGCTGAACGATTGGTTTAGATTGTTGTTGAATAGTTGGTTTAATATTCCATCTTGATTTTTTTACTTTTTTAGGTTGCTGAACGATTGGTTTAGATTGCTGAACTACTATTTTAGGTTGCTGAACGATTGGTTTAGATTTTTTAAGTTTCGCTAATTTTTTTTCTTTTTTTATCTTTTCTTGTTTCTTTTTATCTTTTTCTTCTTTTTCTTTTCTTTCTTTTTCTTTTGATTTTATTTTTTTCATTAATTTTTTCTTTTCCTTTTTAGCTTCTTTTTCAAACTCAATAATTTCTAGAATCCTTTTACGGTATTCTTCTTCTGTTTCGTCCGAATGCTTGAATTTGCAAGTTGTTTTTTTATACAAACAACTATCTCCAAATCCGCATTTTGGAGATACAAGTTCCCATTCAGCATGTGCAAACCGACAATTTGGTACATAACATTTTTTCTTTTTTAATATATTTTTACACATTACAGATTTGTATAATTTTTCTTCAAGTATATCTTTTACAGGTATAATTTGTTTATTATCTTCTTTATCTTCTATAGTTTGTTTCTCTTCTTTCTCTTCTTTCTCTTCTATAATATTTATAATAGGGTATTTTTGTGTTTTATAACCAATCCAAGGAGCTATTGGTGCTTTATATGGAAGTTTTATTTTTTCTTCTTTATGTTTTTGCGGTTTTTTATATGTTAAAACGATATAATTAGGGTTTTTTGGAGGTAAATTATATTCACTTAGATTTATTGGTTTTATAAAATTAATAGTTTTTTTTGGTTGTGTATGTGTTGATTGAATTGTAGGATAATAATCTTGATTTGTATAATAATCAATATATTGCTGTTGTTGAGTTGAGTAACTTTGTTGTTGGTTTTGAAAATCTGTGTTTTTATCAAATCCTTGTAGTATAGTAATTTTTTTCTGAATGTATTTTTTCTTTGTTTTTGACTTTTTTTGAATATCACCTTTTTTTGGCATTTCTGTTTATTATTGTAAAATAAATAATTTATTGAACAATTTTTCAACTAATATTGCATCATAAAGTGCATTATGAACTACTTTTGATTCATAATCACATATCTCTTTACAAAGGTTTGATAATTTATAATTTTTGCAGTTTGGAAAGCATAGCTTACATAAAGGATAAGTATCTAAATACAAAATATAAAATTTATTATCTGGAAAGTATGACTTAAATAATCGTTCTGTTATTAAATGATCAAATTTGGTTCCATTATGAGCAATCATAAAAATATTTTTATATCTACCGCTAAAAATATAATTTTTAAACATACCAAACGCAACATTTAATGAATATCCTTTATTTTCTAATAATTCTTTTGTATATCCTGTTATTTTTGATACTTCTGGAGATAATTCAGCAGATATTTTTACATAACATTGAAATTTTTTTCCGAAATTATCAATAGCACCAATTTCAATGGGATTATCGTTATTTACGTCTAATCCAGTAGTTTCGTAATCATAAAATATATATTTATCCATTTTTATAATTTAATAAATTTATAAATTTAAATA